CTGTCAAGTGAAAGTCTTGATGGAGCACGGCAAGTACAATGTCGTTGGTTGTGCCGGTATCCCAATCCTACGCGATTGGACCACGGAAGCCAAAGCCAAGTCGGCGGCAACCAAAGAGCGCGCCAAGCTCGACGAGCGCAAGCGCAATTTCCTACGCATGCTTGATCGGGTTCGTCCGGTCATTGAGCGCGAGGAAGAACACAACTCGTTGGAGCTTGAAGAAGAATTCGACAATGAAGAAGACGGCGAAGGCGGCCACGAGTAATGAACGCAATCGCTCCACTCTATGTTGCACCAACCAACCCCCGTCTTTGGGACGGGGAAACGGTTGTGCTTGTCGGCAGTGAGGCGGCGGCTCGTGATATCGCGAAATTGAGCAAAGTCGGCAAGGTTCTCTGTGTGGGATCCTTGTTCGGCCTTGTGCCTCAAGATCACGTCGACGGCTTCTTTTTTGGCGATCGCCAGCAATTGAACCGTTCGAAGAATATCATTCGCGGCATTGAAGATTGTCTTTTCTTCACCACGGATCAGAATGCGCGCCGGTATCCAAACCTGAATGTCTTAACTCAACGCAACGTCGGTATCACTCTTGACGAGTCNCGTATCTGCTTCAACGGAAGCGATCAAGGCGCGTTGCTGAATCTCGCGGTCATCTTGGGAGCGAAGACGATTGTACTTGCCGGTTTCAATTTCCTGAATGGAGCCAACCGCAAGGCGATCAAGAAGATTCACGAGTGCGTTCGTCACTTGAACCGGTTGAAGGTTCGCGTGATCTCAACGGATGAAGAAACGGCGCTCGAGTGCTTCGAGTACATTGAGTTGCGTCGGGTAATCACTCCGGAAGACAGCCACCCCGAGGCAATGAAGATTCTGCCGACGGTAGCGATTGACGCGGAAGACGAGCCGGTCTACAATGAAGACGCGCCGGTCGATGCGGCCGACGATGATCTCGACTTCATCGACGACGACGACGAGACTCCATTCCCAACACCAAGTTAAGGTATCATCATGGCAATCGAGGTCACCGTAGAAAGCGTTAAATGCATCTTGAACACGAACTTGACGGACGCGCAAGTATTGTGTTTCATTGAAGACGCAACCTGTTACGTCGAATCCCTTCCGGAATCGATCGAGGATGCGTGCGGTACCAAGATTGCCAATGTTGTCACCAAGTACTTAGCGGCTCACCTTGTTTCGTTCAGAGACCGGCAACAGATCGAGACCGAGACTTTAGACGCGGAAGACAAGTACGCCGACACGTTTGGCGTTGGCTTGGATTCTTCCTTATACGGCCAACAGGCAAAGCGGTTCGACTGTACCAATCAGCTTGGCAACGATGACGCTAAAGCCGACGGTATCACTCCAACGCTTCGCTTTAAGGCAATTGGAGTGTGTTAAGTGCCAAGCATAATCGATCTAGCGTTGATCGACCCGACCGTCTATTGGGAGCCGTTCACTAACGAGGACGGATACCCCGACGGTGGCAAGATCGCGAGCGCGCCGGTTGAGATCCTTTCTCGTTGGGTTGAGCACTGGCACAACCGGTTGCAAGCCGACGAATCTGAAATCTACATTGGAGCCGACGTATTGACGGGTGGTTTCCTTCTCTTGGGGAGCCTTGACGAGCTTTTACCGGAAAACGCGGCCGAGTACCCACCCACGGCACCATTCGCGCTTACAGAGTACACAGGGCGTTGGCAGTTCAACGACGACCTTTTAGCCGAGTTCGGTCCAAACTTCGCACAGAATTCAGGGACTTCTGAATTCATTACCGGCGTAAACGGCGGACAGGCATTGAGCAACAATACCGGCGTTGTCTTCGCGAATGATATCGAAACGGTTGGAGATGTGGAATTCAACGGATCGAATGCGTTCTCGATCTGCTTTTGGTTGCACCTTCAATCGCCAAGCATTGATGCAAGCGCGAGTCCGGCCGCAAGTCCGAGCTTCGACACGATCGTCACAATGTCGATCGGTGGATTGACGATTGAGATCGGTATCGATGAAATCCGGATTGGAAGTGGTGTTTGGGAAGTCAGCGGCTTGGATGGCGAGTGGAATCAGATTTCAGTTGTCAGCAAGGCCGGTGGTGACTTGCGCTTGTTCGTTGCTGGTGTTGAGGTTGATCCGACAACGCCACAGCCGTCGCCGCTTTCTTCGATCGATGAAACGGCTTCAATTTCTTGGTTCAACGACGACGACTCTTATTTCGGAATCGACGAGCTGATCACCTATTCGGAAAGCTTGGATGCGTTTGGCGTTCAAATGATGGCAGTTCGAAACCCCTTGAACTACAAGCTTGCCAAAGAGATTATCCGGACACAGTTCGCGCGTAGTTCCGACGGCAAGCGTCGAGTTCGTCGGGTTGTGCTGAAGGGGAACCCGCAATGAGGATCAGAGTCGAGGGAGTAGAGCGAACGAAGTTNAACATGCAACGGACGGTTCGCCAGATCTATAAGGGTGTTCAGCTTGGAACGGTTGCGGCCGCGAAGATCATCCAAGAGAAATCGAAAGAGAACGCGCCGGTGGACACCTCGAATCTTCGAGCGTCCCACTATGTCTATTTCAATGGCGGGGCGGTTCCGCAATCGAGGATCCTGCCAGCGGCCGGAGTCGACGTGTTCCGCCTAAAGCAAGCTCATGCGCACGCCATGTCCCGAGCAATCACAGAGATCCGAGACGACAAAACGGTTCGAATTGGTGCGTACGCATTTTATGCTCTTTACAATGAGTTGGGACACAAGTCCAAGGCTCGATTCATGCAGAGAGCCGTTTCAGAGAACACGAACAACATTTTGAGATTGGCGGCGTTAGGTGGTGCAAATGCAATTAAGTGAAGTACCAAATTCACCCGAGCACGATTTCGGGTTGTTCCTCGAGGGCGACAAGATTGGTTCGATCGGCAAAAAGCGCGGTTGGGCAATCTACTTTGGATTTGATCCGGATTCGCCGAAGAACCTAATCAGTATCTCGAGCACGTCGTCGATCATGCCAATGTCACCAATCAACCAAGTTGGTCCGGACAACGACACGGGGCTCGTTGAGTATCCGCAATTGGGCGTTCGGGTTCTGTCGGCTACGTACGAAGACGGCTACAAGAAGTCATACCAGATCATGAGCGCGTTCCGGAATCGCGTCGACCTTTCCGGCGAGTATTGGAAGTACCTGAACTTCAAGGCGCTAGGGGTTCCGCTTTATTTGGGTCAAGACGATAAGGGCCGACACGTATTCTCAACGGATTATTTCTCAGTAAGAACGCCGATAGTTGAAGGGGCTTCTGAATCCGCTTCACCGTCGCCTTCTTGATGCAATGCGAAATCACTACGCAAAGCCAATAAATTGTCACGACGGGCAAAGAGCCCTAATTTCAAATAACGACTAAAACAAACGGAGGTCGCCAAAATGTCAGCGCCACAAGTATCAACCGGAATCAGCTTTACCTTCGCGACCTCCGGCTTCACTGCAAATTTCATCGACGTAACGCCACCCAACAAATCGCGGGAAGCCTTGAACGTTTCCCACATGTTGACCACGGGTTACCATAAGTATATCGCGGCCAAGTTGATCGAGGGCGGTTCGCTTTCGGCAACGATCCAATACGATGCCGGTCAAGAACCGCCTTTGGATGAAGATCCCGAAGTCATCACCATTACGTATGCCGACGGCTCAACGGAAGATTTCGTTGGCTTCATGACCGCCGAGTCACCTGCGGCCGCATTGGAAACTGTGATGACTGCCGACGTGACCTTCAAGGTTGCCGACGATATCACCTACACGCCAAGCGGTGGCGCGTCACCAAGTTAATCGGGAGTACGGTTGGGGCCGCGCGATCGTTGCACGAGCGTAGCGGCCTTTTTTTATCTCCCCCCCCTAGAATCCTTAACGCTGAAAGGAAAAATGACGAATGAGTGAAGAAACCAAAACAGACGACGACTTGAAGATCCTGTCGTTTGAAGAAATCATGCAGGCCGACGACTTGGACACCGAAAAGGTTCCAGTAC